TTCCTTCAGGTGCTAGTTCGTATTCTTTTCCTTTATTTTCTGGTATCAACATATTTCTATTTTGTTTCTTTATCTTGTTTATCCTGAACACACTCCACCAGATCTGATCTTCGGAGGATGTTCAAAAAGTCTTCTGCTGGTAGCGTACACAGCCAGCCGTAATTATTCTTAGTGTGGGCAACTACTGGGATCTTACCTGCAGCTTTATCGAAGAGAGCCTGCTTGATAGCGTCCCAGATGTTCAGTCTCTCAACGTTCTTAACTTCCCAATGAATTGTTGGAAGCTCTGGACACTGGACATCAGCAGATGATCCGTCTGGACTCTTGCCACTAAACTGCTGAGATCTGAAGGACTTGCTGAAACCGTGCTCTCTAAGCATATCCCTCCACTGCCTCTCTCCTCTCTTACCTTTTTCTCTGCTTAGTTTGCCGCCCATTGTTCTAAATGTTTCACGTTAATTCTAGTGATCTGAGGGGAGAGCTTTACAGCCTTCAGCGTCCTCTGCCTGATTGCTCTTCTAATTGTGTCAGGATGCACACTGAGCCTATTAGCAGCGTCCTTAATGCTGATGTGGGTAGTCATTTTAGAAAGAAATAGGTTTTACTAAAATCGGTATCAATTTTAGCAATTGAAATTGATGACAGGGATGCCGCCGCTGGGTTGATAGCTAAAAAAACCCTCATAGCCTTGCTCTCACAATTAGCTCGATTAGCACCCCTGTCATCGTAGTTCCTCTTTTCTCAGCTAACTTTCTTAGCCTTTGAATTACATAATTAGGAAATCTGTAGTGTACTGACTTCCTCTTTTCGTTTGGTTCCTCCTGCATAAATAAATACGCCTACTTGCGTGAAACCTGTGTACACTGTGTACACTGTAGAGTAAAGATGTTTATTGAGATAAGAGTCTCAATAAGGCAATTAAAAGAGGGGTTGACTTGTGTTGTCAGTGTCTACAGTCTGCGACTGCTTTGACTAATAAAGCCAAAAAAAACAGGGAGCTGGTTCACTTCCGCTTTGACGCTGAACTGAACGGCTTGCTGGAGGCTGCCTGTGACTATTTGGGATTAACTAAGACGGACTTAGTTGAAAGTTGTATCAGGCTTAATCTGGACAAGGTTGTTAAGTCTGAGGAACTTAGAAAATCCACTGCTTCCAAGTTCTTTAAGAAGATGCGAGGTAAGACAGAACTTTAATAATTCTTCTTTTGATTGCCCAGATTCCTTCTCTGCTTCTAGTAAAGCAGTAGCCACTTGCTCAGTTAACAGTAATCCCCTTTTCACAGGACTTATTTAAACAGCAGACTTCTGTAGATTGTTCAAAATAAAAAACCCCCTGCATTTAAAATACAGGAGGGTTGAAGCAGTTTTAATCCGTTACCTTATTTAATTTTATGTCATATTTAGAGTAATTCGGTATTCCTTTAAGATTGTATCTGCACTGTGTCCAGCTTTCAGCTTGTCACTGACATAATCGGCTGGTATGCCGTGAAAATCAGCAAAATCGTACTGAGATAAGTAAACCTTTTTTTCGCTATTGCACACTATAGGGATGCGGTTGCCATCTTCTGTAGGTCGATCTGGATAATACTGAAACCCCTCTCCTTTTGGGCCAATTAACTTGTCAACTTTTGTGTAATTAGGAGGCACTTGAAAACCAAAAGCCTGCTCTAGTGTCCAACCTTTATTTCTTCGGCTAATTACAGTCTGATACTTGGGTAGCATCCTGCCTCTGATGTTTTTATATTTTAGCAGTTTGAACATATCTGTGACAGTGTAGCCAATAAGAGGAGTTTCCAAGTGAGGAACTTGAAGAAACAGGAGTGGCCTATCATCTACTTCTTCTGTTTTCTTTTCAAGAGGAGGCAGCCCTATTAACTCAAAGATTACTCTCAGTTTATCCTCGCTTGTTTCAAAAAACTCTCTTGAGTCGTTAACCCTGTCATCCTCTAAAAGATTGTGAATTAGTTTTTCAACTTTGTCGTGATCACTCACTTCTTGCACCAAGATGCACTTGAAAGGCGTTGGGACTCCTGAGCTGTACAAACTACTCAGTCTTTTGTTTAGATCTACAGTCTTTCCAATCTTTACAAGGTTAGGAAAGGAGGGATTGGTGAGAGCGTAAACGTACCCACTCACTTGATCACCTCCACTTTTACTTTCAGGATTCCTACCCTGCAATTCTCCAATTTCTCAAAGGCAGCCTTGCTAAGATCCAGCGTCCTGCCCCTAACAAACGGGCCTCTATCTGTGATCACAACAATTATAGATTTACCTTTATAGCTCACCTTCAGCTTGGTTCCAAAGGGTAGCGTTTTGTGGGCTGCTGTGAGCTGATCAGGATTGAAGTAAGAATACTTCCAATTCTTGTAGTGACTGGCTGTAGGCTTGTTTCTGTATCGTTCTCCGTAATAGGAGGCAATCACTTCAGGCTGCTCTGCATAAGGTCTACTAACTACCCAACTAAACACAATCAAGCAGGAGATTATTGTAGCTAATATTTTCATTTAAACATTACCTCCCAGCCTTCTGGACTAATCCCTGATTTAACAAACTCCCTACCGTCAGCATCCAAGCCAAGATCAAGCAGGTTGTCAGTCTGCCTAAACTTGAAGAGGTTGCTGCCTTTTATCTCAACTGAATACTGTTTGGCAGTTAAGGCACAAGGGCCAGTGTACTTATAGATATGCTCAGGATCATACTGTTCAGTATAGGAGCAGTGGGTATCAATGTATCTACTCATATAAACCTACTTCCTTTTGCTGGTACTAACACCCTGCCGTTTATTTTTTTCCAAACAACTTCTTGGCTTTGGGCATATCCTCCACCGTTTAAGATGCTGATTATTTTAGCCTGATCAATCTTTCCTAGATTAATCTTTGTGACCTCACCTACCAGTTGAATACCGTCTTCCATTTCCCTAGCTGCTTTAATAGCTGCTGCTTTGCTTGAGTGATAGGTACGCTGTTCATCACAATCGTAAGCTTCGTAAAGGATCATAGCTTTACCGTCCTTCCTACTCTTGGCAGATTACTAGGCTCTGTTTGATTGTGTATCCAACGCTTCAGAGCACCCTCAGCAGCCAGAACAGAGTCAGGGCTAACCTGACTCCACTTCTTGACTCTAGGATCTTTCTCCTGTGCGATCATTAGGATGAACTCTTTGGTAGCTTTCTTATTTAGTAAGCTCACGCTTCTACCCCCTTCCTGATAGAAAACTTAGGCATCTCTAGTAGGCTGACATAATTAGCTTTAGCAACCTCTGGAGTATTGCCCAACATCTCAGCAGCTAACCAAACTGATTTAGTCTGCAGAGCTACCTGTGATCCGTAATACTTACGAAGATCATAAGCCTTCTTTTTATTAGTGAAGCCCAACTCTGTGAGCTTGTCGTTTAAACGTCTCCAGATGCTTCCAGTTCGCTCCGTCATAGTTCCTCTAAGGATATACTCCCCTTCAGGGTTATGATCCTTAAACAGCTTTTTATCAGATTCGTTCTGATACGGGAGATGTCTAGGAGGTTTGCCGTCCACTTTGAAAGAGAACACAGAAAGGCAGTGATCCTTGATCCAATCCTTCTTAGCTCTGCCTGCTTCAGAGTTACGCATTCCGTATTCTGACATCAGCTTGAAGGCTAGGTATAGCTGGGGATCAGATTCTTTGATGCTGTCGAAGTAGCTAAACGCTTTCTCGTATCTGCCATCGGTTGCAGCACTCCAGCCTTTGATTTTAGTCTGACTCACTTTGTAAGACAGAACATCCCAGTTCTCTGGTAGCTCATAATACTCAAGCATCTTCTGACTCCAGATGCTGAGAGCACAGCGGAGGATACTGGCTGCTTTATCTTTACGTTTAGCCTTCTCCTCATCATCAGCTTTGCCAATCACACTCTTGACCCACTTCTTTAATACTTGAGCTGTGAGCTTGCTAACAGGATCAGACAGCTTGAGGTTATTTTCTCTTAGGATTCTTTTGTAGCAGCAACGGTTTCCGATAACAGACTTCACCTTCACTTCAGTCTCAACTTCGTAAATATCAAGACACTTCTGGAAAGTCATCACTGCCTTCTCTTTCTCCACCTTTCGCTCCAGCTTGGTAACTGTATCAAAGTTGCCTGCTGCTTGTTCCTCCAGCCAAGTCTTAACTCTCTTAGCTGCGATATCCTTGTCAGTAGTTTCAGGAGAGTGTTTAGCTCTCTTCCCGTTTATGAGAATGCGATATTGAAAACGACCTGAAGGCAATTCCTTCAGGCGTTTTTTAATCTCTTTTATATTTGGTATTTTCATATCTGTGTGTGTGTCTGGCTTTAATGCCGTCAACAGAGGTGAGTATTGTATACACTGTGTCTACAGTCAAACATATAATCAAATGCTTTTTGCTTTGTTTATTAAGGTTTTTGAAGATCTTGAAAAAAAGTTTAGAAGGATTGGCCCCTGAGTTACTTAATTCTTCGGGGGCCACTTCAGGGGCCACTTTTGGCTCATATTGTAGCCTATCTCTGCATATCTCTGCATAAGGTTTTGCAGAGTTGAAAAAAGAAAACGCTTGATGTTTGTTAGGAAAAACATCACTTTCTGCCTTCCTTTCGAGGAAAAGCCAGTTTAGCTCAGTTGGTAGAGCACTCGATTTGTAATCGAACGAATACACTCTTTTCGCCCCCTGTATATAGGGCTTAAATTTTCGGGGGCCAATCTAGGGGCCACTTTAGGATTTCTTCAATAAGTTCCACTGATTCTTAAATTGCTCGTAAAGCTTAACAGGT